CTTGGATACGAACGAGTCAATCACTTTTGGGTTGACAAACATTACCAAAACGTACCACAGAAAAGAGATTTCCTAATGGATGTTCTTTCTATTATGACTAAAGAATATAATAGTTGTGAATTTGTTGATGGTGATTATGGAGATATTCCAAGTTTCTATATCGATCTTTCTATCGGAAGTTGGGATAGACCATACGTTCAAAAATAATTAAAAAAAGTTTGAGAAAACACTTGACTTTTGTTTTTAGATGTATTATATTACTAATGTAATAAAGAGATAAACAAAACCCTTACTTAATATGACAACTCAAGAATTAAATAACCTTTCAATAGAAGAACTAAGACAACTTAACAACAGAGTTGTCCGCACCATCAACCTTAAGAAACAACAAAAAGCATTAGATATGAAAGATACTATTGGTATTGGTGATACTGTACGAGTGAATCATCCAAAATACAGTGGAGTAGAATTCAGAGTTCAGAGAGTAAAAAGAACCAAAGCGGTTCTTTCATTCACTGATGTTAGTAATCCACAAAGATTCGATGTACCAATGAGTATGATTGAAGTAGCGTAAAATAATTAAAAAAAGTTTGAGAAAACACTTGACTTTTATTTTCGGACTTCTTATATTAGTAATGTAATAAAGAGATAAACAAAACCCCTACTACTATGACACTTACAATAACCAACAAAAACCTAATCCACGATATCATTGACACTTGGAACGAACAACACTACGAAGAGTTCCTATACGAAGGTAATATGACTGATGACTCTGTGTGTGTATACAGAGATGATAATATGGAAGTCAACCTAGAACCGACAGAAGATGGACTATCGGCAACCTTCTACAACCTTACTACCAATACTGTTGATGACTACTTTGAATTCACATATGGTGGAATGTCAACGATACAAGAGTGGGTAGATGAAATGGTTGATTTCCTTATAGACCAATTTGATTATCGTTATCTCTAATCTAATAAACTAAACGGACAATGAAAAATAATCAGCACAATAATAATATAAGACTATCTAAGTTAGATTGGACATACATAATAATAATGGTAGGACTAACTATACTATACAGTTATGTAGATGGACAATCAGTATTATAAGAAGGTAAGAGAATAATAGATAACCCAATACAGTCGTACTTGACGAATGAGGGTAAACTATGGGGAGGGTGGAATCTCCCAACACATTAGAAGTAGTAAGGGGAAGAGGGTGTCATCTTGTAGGGGGGTGGCACCCTCTGTTGTTATGTAAGGTATATGTAAGAGGTATGTGTGAAAAGGGGTCGAATCCAACCCCTTTAAAGGGGGTATAGGAGGGTAGCCCCCTTTCATGTAATCCAATGAAGGTCAATGAGTTAGAGGTGTGTGGGGGGTGTTTTCATATCGGGGTCAAAATTTTACCCTTAAGGAACTTTTAATATAATACTTGACAAGTACATATAATATCATTATATTATAACCATACCACTTAAATAATCAACCAACCTATGTTCCAACACTTCTTTCATAAACTTTTGGAGACCTTAACAACAACATACCAATCAGTAATACTCATTGGATTGATGTTATTGGGGTATTCATTACTATGGAGTGGAATTGTGTATATTACAACATTAATCGTATGACAGATACAGACATCAGAGAATATCATAGTGCAAACCAACAAATCATCGAACTTAAGTTACAAGCAGGTATCAGTGGATGGAGAAAATCAACACAACAACGATATAATGAGTTGGTAAAAATTGTTGAAGAATTTGAAAACAAAAAACGATCACTACAATGAATCAAATAGAAAAAGTACAGAGATTAAAACGAGTACCACCAGGAGATAAATGGATCCCCATTGAAGGAGAAGGAAATGTGTTGGACTCCCTAACCGATGGAATAGAATACATTTTTCAAACATACGGTAGTAAACAATTTTTTGTGGACGCAGGACTAGGAATTGTATACAGTGTAGAAAGTGAAGAAGAAGTAGTAGAAAAACCACAAACCAAATATAGTATTTATGGAGAATGATAAAATCATTCAATACATACGACAATCATATCGTATGGAGAGTAAAACAATCTTTGCGGGATTACTCTTTATCCTTTTCAGTATAGGATGTGAGAGTTCATTACAACCAATCAAAGAGGTAGAAGTAGAACTACAACCTAACTTAGAGTATAATGATGGATACTACTACTTACAGATTGATACTACAAAACATCAGACCTTACATAGGATAGATGGGAATATCAATCCTAACATCGAATATAAGCGGATAGAATGGATGAGTAACTTAGTATGGTATGATGATGGAGAAGTTGTACCGACAATCAACGATAGAAGTTATACGGATTCCAACGGACAGTTCTCTACTATGGTTGCTCCGACCAACAATATGAGAGGAGATACAATGATTATACGATATTACTATGATACCAAAGATACATCAGATTCTATAACTGACTTTGTTCCTAATGGACGAGGGAAACTACATATCATACTATACTAAGTTATACAATACAAACTAAACATATACACACATTTACAATGAAACAAAAAGTTACCTATCCCTTACTGAATATAGAAGAGAACTCACAATCCTATCTCCAACTTCATCAATCGACATTAGATAGATTAGGAGTTGGATTCTCACAACTCTCTTCTCATTCGTATTGGGAGCCTAACAATGATACCTATTATTTGTGTGAGTCCGACCAAACTCTTGTACGATCAAAGTTAGGAGATACACAACTTAATACTCGTAGTACGGATTTGCCGTTTATACCGTGGACATGGGAACCATTTGAGTTTAACGAACAACTAAGTTAAAGAGGTATTATGGTTAAGGTGGTGGAATCTCACCACTTTAACTAGTAGGGGGGTGAAAACTCCCAACAAGATTGGTGGAAAAATTTTAAAAACCGACACGAAAATAAAAGTTTTTACCCCGCCCCCCTTTTATTGACATTTGTTTTTAAATTTTGTACATTAGTAGTACAAAGTGAATCTAATTATCAAATTTAAATAAATGGTTAAAAAAGAACTCCAAAAAACAATTCTTTCACTTGATAATCCTCTTACGTTCTTATTAGAGACCCTCAATACTTTGAAAAACCAACATGGGTTTGAACAAGATCTTTTAACTCCTGGCTTTTTAAAAGAGTGGTTGGTTTCTGAACTATTAGATCATGAATGTCACAAAACAAAACACGGGCCTGATGCTTATTCAAAGGATGAACATAAATTACCTTATGAATATCTATCATGTAAAAAAGGAGGGTCTTTTCAATTAGATAGAATAGATGATTCAAACCTACACCGTATCGAAAGAAATGATAAATTCTTTTTTAATCAGTTCGATGAAAAAGATGGTTTAAAGTGTATAAATGTGTGGGAAGTAAATACTGACCTTGTTTTGGAAGAAGCAAAAAGAAAAATAAAAAAGATGTCAAAAACATCAAAACATATTGGGTTTACCGAAACTTGGGTTAAACAAAACGGTAAATTGATTTATTCTAATTAAGATGGAATTAAATAAACTCTATCACGGTGATAACTTAGAATTAATTAAACAACTTGATGATTCATCTGTTGATTTAGTTTTAACTGATCCATATTATGAAACTATGGGTATCGGCAACTCAAATGCAACAAACCAAGATATTCAAAGTAATTTTGTAAATATATCACAAGAACTTTATCGTGTTTTAAAAGATGATTCTAATTTAGTATTTTTCTCTACGTTAGATTGGATGTTTAAAAATTTCAATTTTATTATTGAAAATGGGTTCAACTTTAAGTATGAAATTATTTGGAACAAGAATCGAGGAGTATCTTTTTTAACAGCAAAGAAAAGACCACTTCAAAAACACGAAACTATATTTGTATTTTCAAAAGGAAAACATAAATACAATTATGATGAAGCAAAAACAACAGGCCATAAACCAACTAAAAGAGGTATCTATAACGTAGATAAAGAGTATGTGAGTATTAAGACCAACGAACATAAAAATAATGGAGAACGATATATGACTTCTGTTCTTGATTACAATACTGCTTCATATAATAAAAATACAAATCACCCATTTGAAAAACCAATTGATTTAATAGAGCATTTGGTAAAAGCATATAGTTATGAAAATGAAACTATTCTTGATACTTATGCGGGTTCAGGTAATATTTGTATTTCTGCTTTAAAAAATGGTAGGAATTTTATTGGATTTGAAATACAAGATAATTACTACAACGAAAGTGTGGAAAACTTAAAACAATTTAGTAAAACACAGAATAAATTTTTTTAAGGTAGGTAAGAAAATAAAAGTTTTTACTCCGCCCCTCCGATTTTCTTTTATTTGACATTGATAAATAAAACTCTTATATTCTTTTATGGATTTATTTGACGATGATTTTGAACCATTCGAAGGAAGTAGTATGGAAGAGTGGTTTGAAGAACAACACCAATTAAAGGAACAATTGAACTATCAAATGATTGATTCAATTACCGAAGCATTAGATAATGATATTGATTATGCGGGATTTAATTGGGATTTTGAAATGAAAATGGGTGAAGTTAATATGGGATTTATTATACCAAAAGAAGATTTTGAACAAGTGGTAAGTAAATCCTTTTCGTACTTCCGAGAAAAAGAAGATGCTGATATGCAAATAGAATGTTATCAGTTGTTAAAGAGGATAAAAGATGACAGTACTACTGATTAGTATGATTTACATTCTTATTGGTTGGGGTCTTGGATTGGTAATATACTATAACTCTGAAAGTGAAAATGTATTAATGCACCCAACAGCAACAATGATATGGTCGATGTTATTATGGCCTGTTTATATTATTGCTTTTTTAAGTGGATTGGTCATAGGGACAATCCGTAAACTAACAAACAAAGATGATAACGATGGCTAAATTCATATACGAAAGAAACGAAGATGAACAATTCACAGAAGCGGAACGGATAGAGTTTACAGTGTCCGATGAAATGGATATTTACCAATTCCATATAATGTGTATTAGAATGGCACACGCACTTGGATATCAACAAGGTTCAATCACACGAGCGTTTGGTGAAGAAAAAGATAGTCCATTATTTGATGAATCAGAAAAAGAAATGAAACAATTGTTACAAGAATATGACAGACGAAAAAACCGCAGTTGAGTTTTGTGAGGAGAAGTTCCCACAGATGACATCAGAGTTCAAAAAGATTCAACAAGAAATGTATGAAACTTTTTGTAAAAAACAAAGAAACTATGGGCCTGGTAATATTTCTGTTGGAACATCACTACAATCCAAAGGAGATATAAAGTTATCACTTACAGGTTTGTGGTTTAGGGTCAACGATAAGATACAACGATTAAAACAACTTATTATTGATAATCAACCTGATGAAGTAGGGGAGAGTATTGATGATACATTACAAGATTTATCTGTATATGGTATCATTGGACAAATTGTTAAACGACAAAAGTGGGGTAAGTAATGGCGAATGTAATGACAACTTTTATTACGATTGAAAATACTAATTTAAAAGTCAATGAACTTTTTTCAAGTTGGATAGATGTAAAAGAAAGAAATAATTATACAGTTGAATCTATTAATATGAATCGTATGTTTTCCGATATCTACAATATAGAATTCAATGAAGAAGAACATTTGAATAGAAGTTGGATGAATGATAATGTTGGTTCAAAGTGGATAGAGTTTTCTATTGATTACATAGATGAAGATCAGATTAAGTTTTTAGTAGAAACTGCATGGGATGTTCCTTTACAATTTTTACAAACTCTTACAAACAAACTAACATCTATCAATGAAGATGTATATCTATCAGGTATGTTTGAAGATGAAAGTTTTGATCCATGTGGTGCTTTTGTATATGGAGTAGGCGGGTATAGTGATGTTGAAGAGTTGGATGATGATGAAATTGATTATGAACGATTACAAGAAGATCCTGATTATATGGATGAGATTGTTGAGGTGTTAGTTCAATTGGAAAATGATATGATAACAATGTATAAAGAATATTTAAAAGATTTAGAAGAATGATACTACACGATTTTTCCGAACCCGTCTTTTCAACGGAACCAGAAGACATAATTTTTGTGTCAGGCAGTAACCAGTGAGATGACTTTTCCACAGTCATCTTTTTTTTTATTAAATTTTCAAATTTTGGTTTAAATTTGAAGATATATATTGTATTTATCTACACCTAAAATATTATGATAAGATATAAATTTGAGAGTTCTATGAAATATGTGATAAAGAGAAATGGTGACAAACATCAGTTTGAATCTACCAAAATTTTACGAGCGGTTTTGAAGGCAATGGAAAAGACAGAAAAAATTGATTTCAAAATGGCGGAAGAAATAACAAGAGAAGTAACCGAATCACTTTTTATTGATGAAACAAAAATACCATCGGTGGATGATATCCATGATATGGTAGAAAACGAATTGATGAATCATGGGTTGAATGATGTGGCAAGAGAGTATATCATTAAACGAGATAAAGATAGAACAGATATTTTTAAAAAGAGGAGAAATTTGAAACCGTATGAATACCCAAATCTTGCAGAATATGTAGATGCTATTAGACACTCATACTGGGTTCATACAGAGTTTAATTACAACTCCGATGTTCAGGATATGAAGGTTACACTTACAGAAGAAGAACAACAAGTTGTAACACGAGCCATGTTAGCCATCTCACAAGTTGAGGTTGCGGTCAAAACATTTTGGGGAGACATTTATAAGAAAATGCCAAAACCTGAAATCGGTAATGTAGGTGCAACTTTTGCTGAATCAGAAGTCAGACACGCCGATGCATATTCAAATCTTATCAAAATTTTAGGACTTAACAGTGAGTTTGAAACACTAATGGATGTTCCTGCTATTCGTAAGAGAGTTAAGTATTTAGAGAATGTTATAGCACAATCGAAAGAAACAGAGAATCAAGATTACTTTGAATCAGTTATTTTGTTTTCTATGTTCGTTGAAAATGTTTCATTATTCTCACAGTTTTTAGTTATCATGTCTTTCAATAAGTTCAAAAACGCATTGAAGGGTATTTCCAACGCAGTTGAAGCTACATCCAAAGAAGAAGATATCCACGCTAAGTTTGGATTTGATTTAATCAACACCATTAAGAAAGAAAACCCATCGTGGTGGACAGACCAACTTGTTTCGGACTTGAAACAAGCGACAATTGAAGCATGGGATGCAGAAAGAGAGATTGTTGATTGGATGTTTGAATCAGGTGATATGGAGTTCTTAACAAAAGAACAAACATTAGAGTTTATCAAACACCGATTTAATCGTTCACTAAATGAGATTGGTATTGAATCTATCTTTGATGTGGATGAAAAGTTATTGGAAAAAACAGAATGGTTTGATGATGAAATTCTTGCCACAAAGCATACTGACTTTTTCAACAAACGAAGTATCAACTACACCAAGCGTCAGAAATCAGTTACTGCTGACGATTTATTTTAAACCCTAAACTTACCGAAATATGAGTAACCGTAAGCCATTCGAATGGATTACTGATGAATCTATTACATTCTTAGAACGAGGATATCTTAGTAAAGGAGAATCACCAGTAGAGAGAATTAAAACTATTGCAGACCACGCAGAAAACTTATTAGGAATTGAAGGATTTTCCGACAAGTTCTATGATTATATGAGTCGTGGTTGGTATTCACTTTCATCACCAGTTTGGGCTAACTACGGAAAGAAACGAGGATTACCAGTATCTTGTTTTGGATCATATATCGAAGATAATGTAGAAAGTATTTTGTATTCCGCATCCGAAGTTGGTGAGATGAGTAAGATGGGTGGCGGAACAAGTGGATACTTTGGAAACTTGCGAGGAAGAGGTGCACCTGTTACGGATAATGGTGAAGCACCTGGTGCAGTTCACTTCATGAATCTGTTTGAAGCGATGGTTGATAACATCTCACAAGGTGCAACTCGTAGGGGTAGATTCTCACCTTACTTACCATTAGACCATCCTGATGCAATGGAGTTCTTAGATATTGGAACAGAAGGTGCACCTATTCAAGATCTTACTCACGCAGTTACAGTATCCGATGAGTTTATGAATCAGATGATTGAAGGTGATGAAGAAAAACGAGCGTTGTGGGCAAAAGTAATCCAACGAAGAGGTGAGATTGGGTATCCTTACATTATGTTTACGGACACTACAAATAATAAAGCACCAGAGGTATACAAAGATAGAGGTGTGAAGATTACACACTCTAACTTATGTTCGGAAATTGCGTTATCGGACAACACAGAAGAATCATTTGTATGTGTCTTATCTTCTATGAACTTACTACATTACGATGAGTGGAAGGATACAGATGCAGTAGAAGTTCTTACTTACTTTTTAGATAGTGTAGTCACCGAGTTTTTAACCAAGTTAGAATCTATTAGAGATAACGGAACACCAGAAGGTAGAAGAGCTTTTGACTTTATGGAAAGAGCATACAACTTTGCAAAAAGACAACGAGCACTTGGTCTTGGTGTATTGGGGTGGCATTCTTTATTACAGAAAAGAGATTTACCATTTGATACTCGTGAAACCGCTAAACTAAATGTAGAAGTATTCAAACTCATACAGGATAAATCATATCAAGCTAGTAAAGAACTTGGTGAACTGTTTGGAGAACCCGAATACTTGAAGGGGTATGGTAGAAGAAATGTTACACTAAACGCTATTGCACCTACCACAAGTTCCGCGTTTATCTTAGGTCAAGTATCACAATCCATTGAACCTATTTGGAGTAACTGTTATGTGAAAGATATGGCAAAAATGAAAGTGACTGTAAAGAACCCTGTTTTAAAAACTTTACTGAAAGAACTTGGTAAAGATAATAAAGATACATGGGATAGTATAAAGAAACACGATGGTTCAGTTCAACATCTTGAGTTTTTAACCGACCATCAAAAAGATGTGTTTAGAACTTTTGCGGAAATCAACCAAAGTAGCATTATCAATCAAGCGGCTATCCGACAAGATTATATCGATCAATCACAATCACTTAACATTATGATTCCACCTGATTTATCAGTGAAGGAAATAAATAAGTTGTTGGTTGATGCATGGCAACTTGGAGTTAAGACGTTATACTACCAACACTCTATGAATTCCGCACAAGCGTTTTCACGGAAGAAATTACAACTAAATGATTTGCAATGCATTGCATGTGAAGGCTGATGAATACATTGGATAAAAAATACAAAGAGTTATGTCAGTTCATCCTTGATAATGGTGTAGAAAAAGGGGATAGAACACAGACGGGGACACTATCTACTTTTGGGTATATGTTCCGACATGATATGAGTGAAGGATACCCACTTCTTACATCAAAGAAGATGGCGTTTAAGGCAATGGTAACGGAACTCAAATGGTTTCTAAGAGGAAGAACGGACTTACGATATTTGATAGATAATGGTTGTAACATTTGGAATGGTGATGCATACAAACTATATGAACGAGTATACAACTATGACTTAGAAGAACCACCACTGTCACAAAAAGAGTTTATCCAAAAGATAATGGATGATGATGAGTTTAATAATATGTGGGGTTATTTAGGCCCAATATATGGAAAACAATGGAGAAACTGGGAAATAGAAAGCCAAAAGTTAGATGATGGTATGGTGGCAACTTCATCAACCGATCAACTACGAGACCTTATTCAATTAATAAAAAATGATCGTGATAGTAGACGGATGATGGTGAACGCGTGGAATGTATCAGATTTACCTTACATGACACTACCACCATGTCATTATGGGTTTCAATGTTATGTGAGTGATGATAAACTATCGTTAATGTGGACACAACGAAGTGTGGATGTGTTTTTAGGACTTCCGTTTAATATCGCAAGTTATGGGTTACTACTATTATTGTTGTGTGAAGAAACAGGTTATAAACCAGGCCATTTAATTGGAAGTTTAGGAGATACACACATCTATAAAAACCATATTGATGCTGTTAAAGAACAACTCAATAATAATGAATATGAACTACCATCAGTTACACTATCCAATGTCGACCTTATAATGGGTGACTTTGATGTTGAATTGGTTGATTATAAATCTGACGGACAAATAAAAGCTCCTCTCAATAATTAAAATTTTTCTTGACATCAATATCTATTCTTCTTATATTGATGTATATGGAAAACTCAAAAAACCTTAATGGGTGGTCGAACGGAGAAGTCCGCAGACAAGTTGGAATAAAGAATACCACTAAGGTTATTCCATCAAAAAAGGTGTATAACAGAAAACAAAAACATAAGAATAAAGATAATGAGTTACGTGATAGTGAAACACGTTCAAATAGAGGGTAAGGAATTACCTGTATTTTTGGTAGATGAACAAAATGAAGTTCTTACTTTTGGTTCAATAAATGATGCGGAAGATTATAGAAAGATATTTCAGATTAACTCTGATTCAGGACATAGGTATGAAATTAAAATGATAAATGACAAATAACGAGGTTACAAATGAAATCAACATTACTATTATTTTTACTTTCCTTTACATTTAGTATAACGTCTTTTGGACAAAACTTTACAATAAATTCCGACGGGATTGTAATGTGTTCAAATGCATCTGTTGGGGAGACAGGTGAAATCAATGGAGTGGTTTATACTAAGATTGATGAAAAAACAGATTTACAAGTTCACGGTGGGAGTGTTTCAGCGGATGAAGCGTGTACAAGTGGTGTAACTAATATGGAAGAGTGGTTTTATCGAAAAGATTTTAACAAAGATATAAGCCATTGGGATGTGAGTTCTGTTACGACGATGTATGCATTGTTTTCATACTCTACTTTCAACCGAGATATATCACCATGGAATGTTTCATCACTGACTAATATGAACTCAATGTTTAAAGCAGCAGTTTCTTTCAACCAACCAATTGGTTCGTGGAATGTTTCAAATGTATATGATATGGCGTATCTATTTGAAAACGCTAGGGCATTTAATCAACCAATTGGTTCATGGGATGTTTCCAATGTTACCAAAATGCAACTTATGTTTAAAAATGCAATTATGTTCAATCAGGATATTGGTGATTGGAATGTGTCGAAAGTCCGAAATATGTCAGGAATGTTTGATAGTAACAACTTTAATCAGGATATCAGTCGTTGGAACACCAGTTCAGTTGTATTGATGAATCATATGTTTTACGAAAACCAAGTATTCAATCAACCTATTGGATCGTGGGATGTGTCTAATGTGACAAACATGGAGGGGATGTTTAAGGGTGAGGAAGTTCGTATTGACGATTATACAAATAACGGACTAGTTGGAAGTCAGTTTAATCAAGATATTAGTGGGTGGAATGTTGGTAATGTGACGAATATGGAAGATATGTTTAGAGATGCACATATGTTTAACCAAAATATATCACAATGGAATGTATCGTCAGTAACAAGTTTTCAAAGTATGTTTTTCAAAGCATTCAACTTTACACATGATATTAGTAATTGGAATGTTTCTAATTCAACCAACTTTATGTATATGTTTGTATACGCTATTGATTTCAACCAAGATTTATCAAGTTGGAATGTTGAAAATGCTACACATATGGATGCGATGTTTGATATGGCGTGGAATTATTCCCAAGATTTATCTTCATGGTGTGTTCCGTTAATATCAACAGAACCATCTAACTTTTATAGAGATACGAAAATGACTACTAATGATTTACCCGATTGGGGTAGTCCGTGTAGGTTAGGCCAAGTATCACTATCATCACCAACAAATGGAACTACTAATAGTTCTCTTACACCAACATTATCATGGGGTAGTGTAGAAAATACAACAAACTATGAAGTTCAAATATCAACCGATAACTTTTCTTCTACAATTGTTAATACATCTACCACATCTACATCATATAAAACCACAACCCTAAACTATGAAACTACATATAGTTGGAGAGTCCGAGCAACATCACCAGACCTTACAGGTGATTGGAGTCAAGTTTGGACATTTACAACGGAAGATGAACCTGTATATCCTGTAAGTAAGGTATCATTATCTTCACCTACCAATAATCAAACAGGTGTTGGGTTATCACCAACATTATCGTGGAATACAGATGGTAACGCTACTTCATATACTATTGAAGTATCAACAGATGGATTTACTACAACAATTGTAAATGAATCACTTTCATCAACATCCAAAGCATTAAGTGGACTTACATATAGTACATCATATAGTTGGAGAGTCCGTGCATCTAATGAGTTAGGTGATGGGGAGTGGAGTGATACATGGAGTTTTACCACCGAACCTGAACCCATTGATCCTCCAACAAAAGTAACTCTTCTAAATCCTGTAAATGATGCGACGAATGTACCACCTACATTAGTTTTAAGTTGGGATTCATTAGATGATGCAACATCGTATATCGTAGAAGTATCAAATAATGGATCAACCATAGTTAGTAAAGAGGTTACACAAACATCATATGAACTAACATTAAACCATAACACAACATATAATTGGAAAGTTAGGGGTAAAAATTCGGGTGGTTTAGGATCGTGGAGTGATAGTTGGAGATTTACAATTAGAGAACAACTTGTAGATCCAACATCTATTGTATATCCAAAGAGTATGGCAAAAGGAGTACAAACAACAACTACATTTGTTTGGAAAGACGTAAAGAGTGCGACATCCTATGATTTTGAATTGTATAACAAAGAAACAAATGAGTTAGTTCATAATGAAAATACAACGGATACAACTCTTACAATAAGTGGATTGGATTACGAAAAAGAATATCGTTATAGAGTCCGATCAGTAAACTCTGTATCAAAGAGTGATTGGGTATTTGTTGATTTTACTACCGTAGGAATGACTACATCAAATGAAAATAGTGACATACCAAATGATTTTGAGTTAGGACAAAACTATCCTAATCCATTCAATCCCACTACAAGTATTAACTATTCACTTCCGCAATCATCTTATGTTTTGTTGGAAGTGTATGATATGATGGGTCAAAAAATATCAACATTGGTAGATGGAGTGAAATCATCGGGAACTCATACTATAACATTCAATGCTACTAATCTAAGTTCAGGTACATATATTTATCGTATTACAACAGGTGAGTTTAGTGAAACAAAAACAATGTTTCTTATAAAGTAACTTGACATTGTAACTTTTATTTCTTACATTAACTATATGCTCGGTTCGTCTAGTGGTTAGGACGCTGCCCTTTCACGGCAGTAGCACGGGTTCGAATCCCGTACCGAGTACAAACGGCTCGTTAGTTCAGTTGGTCAGAACGCGGCACTGTCACTGCCGAGGTCAGGGGTTCAAGTCCCCTACGAGTCGCATATACGAGGTGTAGAGGAGTCAGGTTTATCTCGCTACATTTGGGATGTAGAGTACGTAGGTTCAAATCCTACCACCTCGACACAATGAACCGGTAGCTCAGCTGGTAGAGCAACTGGCTTTTAACCAGTTGGTCGTGGGTTCGAGCCCCACCCGGTTCACAATAACTAAATAAACTACTATGAAATCATCATACGAAAAACGTTGGAAAAAACTTGAAAAGTATAATCTTGTTAAGTTTGCACCAAGAAAGAGGTTGGAAGATAGATTGTTTTGGATTGGAGTCATTCTTTTCATCATACTGATTGTTCAAATCATAGATATGGTGGATTAATATGGATATATGGATTATTATTCCTCTTGTTCTTCTTTACATTGCCTTGTTAGGAACAAACATAGAACTATCATCAACCAACAAAAAAGTCGATCGACTTACCAAAGAAATAAAAAAACTTAAAAAAAAGTTTTAAAAAGGTATTGACTTTTATTTTGGGATTCCTTATATTGTAGTATAATCAAATGAGGAAACCACCTATGACAAAATCACTTCATTCATCTTTTTGGTTAGACGACGATTCAATCTCAACATTAGAGTCCACCAAAAAACTCGATACTATTGAGTTAGCAAAATACCAACGAGTTATCAGTAACTTCGTCCGTATCCTTACCAAACAATCCATACCTGTTGAATATCGTTCAGGTAGTGATTCATACACCGATTCCAAAACCGTTGTTATCGGTTCATCTATTGATTCTAAGAAGTTTGATAGTGTTGTAGGTCTTGCACTTCATGAAGCATCACATATTAAGTTAACGGACTTTTCTGTGATTCCAAACATTATGACTAAGTTGACGGAACTTGGATACGATCTTGAAATGAAAGAGGTGTGTGGAGATTTCTTTACTGAACTCAAAACACTTGTCAATCTTATTGAAGATAGAAGAATTGATTACTATGTGTATACAAACTCACCTGGTTACAAAGGATATTATCAATCACTATACGATAGATACTTTAACGATTCTGTTATTGATAAGGGATTACGTTCTACGGAATATAGAATCCCTACGATGGATTCGTATATGTTCCGCATGATTAACTTCACCAATCCTAATACCGATTTAGATGCACTTCCACGTCTGCGTGAAATCTACCAACTTATTTTCAGTAACGTCCCTACAATCAAAAACACAACACAGACATTGGATATTGCAGTTCAAGTGTTGATGATTCTATTAGATGTGTTGGGTACAAAAGATGATAATGGAGAAGATGAACAATCTCAACAGAGTGGTAATGGTAATGGTGAAAATACTCCCTCAACAAATAACAAAGATAGTAACCAAGTTGAACAACAACATACTGATGAAAGTAGTGATGTAGAATCAAGTGATATCGAAGGGTTGGAAGAACTTACCGAAAGACAAAAGGATATACTTCCAAAGAAAATCGAAAGACAACGTAAGTTCTTAGAAGGTGATGTACAAAAAGGTAAGATGACTAAACAACAAAAAGCAGAAGTTGATGTATTTGCTAAGAATAACGCTGAAATCAAAGAAGTAGAGTATGAATCCTACTACGGTAACTCTCGTAAACAAAATGTTGTTGTATTGCGTGGTATGACTTCTTCCAATATGAATATGATTAGATCTGTACAACATAATGTTGAGTATTTCAATAAAGATTCTGTTTGGGCAGGTGAACAATGTGAAAAAAGACGTAAAATTGTGACTGATGGTGTGATGTTAGGGAAACGATTAGGTCGGAAACTACAAATCCGAAACAGAGAAAGAATCACAGAAATCACTCGTCAAAAGAAAGGAAAGGTTGAAAGACGTAGATTGTATGCACTTGGTGCCGATGATTACAACGTATTCAATCAGATTCACATAGATAAATACAATGATGCATTTCTTCACCTATCTATTGACGGCAGTGGGTCAATGGGTGGGGAACCTTTTGATAACTCTTTGTTATCTGCTGTTGCTATTGCACAAATGAGTTCAATGACAAACCTTGACATTCAAATCTCTATTCGTTATACTGATAACATATCAGGTAAAGAAGTTCCTATTATGTGGGTAGTATACGATTCACGAACTGATAAACTACAATCATTTTTGAAGAAAGCACATTATTTACAATCCAATGGAACAACACCCGAAGGATTATGTTTTGCATCTATTGTAAAAGAACTTCCAACAGGTAGTGATGCACTTGAAACATACTTCATCAACTATTCCGATGGAATGCCGTGGTTTCAAGATTACGATGGACAACGAGCAATAGAACACACTCGTCAACAAGTATTGAAGATGAAATCACTTGGATACAAAGTATTATCATTCTTTGTTGCTGATTACAATAGAGATGATACAACTCATGATTTTAGAAGAATGTACGGAAGTGACGCAACTACTATTGATGTGACTTCACTAACAGGTCTTGCGAAACAACTACAACAAATGTTTATTAACAAAAACGACAAATAACACATATGGAATACTTAGGAAACGGATACTCAAAGAACTATTCACCTCGTAGAGATTCTACGACTATTTCAAATCGACATACTGAAAGAGAAACCAACCTTGCAAATGTTGTATACTTGGATGACTTGGGTGATTTGAATAGATGGTGTAAGAATTCTCGTAGTGAGATTACCGATTATGTCACCAACAAAATCTTACAAGAAATGGCAATCGATGAGGATCAAATGAACTACTATAAAGATATGTCGTCTGACCAACGAGGTTTCTTAGTTGATATGAGAAAGGGGATGGACTGGTTTAAAAAACGATATGAGAAAACACCAAAAGTATTGTCAAACTTTTATTTGTATATTACCGAAAGAAATGATAGATTATTGCGTATCAAAAAGTATTTATCTACAAGAGTTCGTAAGTTTACCGCGCTAAACTATATCAATGATACAGAACATAGTTTAGAGAAAACTAAGTTCTTACAAATGTTCATCAAACACGAACTCAAAGCCCTCGATATCTTTTTATCGAAACATAGACGATTTGTTGAACGAAAAACTATGGAACAGATTCTCAATGGAAAAGAAGAATGATATGAAAATAGATATGGTTTCAAGAATGGAAATAATAAATCGTTTATTAGATTTGATGAATGAGGGAAAGAGGTTGACTGAAGAACAATCAAAACTATTGAAGGATTTATCACATGGGTCATAGAGTATTACACTTACCTGAATATAAAGATTTATTACAACGCATAAATAACAAAAGATGGGTTGACTTTTATCTAAAACATGAGTATATTACAGGTAGTCCTGAATCAGTGGATTTACTTTTACAACTCAAAGAACAACGGTTATGGGAAGAACAACATTCAATTGGTGGAGAAGAAACCAAAAACGACGTAAACTAAAAAAGTCCGCACCATTACTTGATAGAATCAAACATGGTGATTTCGATACCTCACAATACCTACAAGAAGCACAAGTAGAACTCGATACCTATAATGAGATTGTCGACAGATGTACCAAAGAGGGTAGAGAACTTGACTTACGTCACGATACTATTGTTCAGCGTATTTTTGATGAGGGTGACCAATACATACGCAGATACAATCGTCTTATGAAGGATTTTTACGCAGATGAAGATCGTATACTCCATGAGGTAAAGGTCGCTTTCCGTAAAGAGTTTGGACAGGCATTGGAACACTTATACAAACGATGGGTAGATGGTAAGGAACCTGATATGACTATCGAACAACTATACGATAAGTGTAAAGATATGAAGGATAAGAATAGAGCAGTAACTCGTAGAAAGAACAAACGGAAAAAAGGAAAAGGTGGGGTTAGTTTACCATCGGTAATTTACTACACACCCCAAGACCAATAGTTATGGAACTATCACCATCACAATTAAAAACAAACTACGATTCAATACTCGCTATTATAGAAGAGAATATTGAATCACCAAGAAAGGAACAACTACTCAAACTATATGATAGTATTTCCGAACATATGATTATGGCACCTGCAAGTGCTATGTCCCACCACACTCTTGCATTTACTGGTGGGTATTGTATTCATGTCCGTAATATGTGCAATGCAGCGATATTATTAGCAAAGACATATAAACAACTCAAAGGAACGATTGACTTTACCAAAGAAGAACTTATCTTTACTGCATTGAATCACGATTTAGGTAAAGTAAGTGATGGAAAACACCCATATTATTTGTGGAATGAATCAGAATGGCATCGTAAGAACCAAGGGAAGATGTTTGTTCCTAACCCTAATGTCACTCATATGAGTATTCCTGATAGGAGTTTGTATATCTTACAAAACGCGGGTATATCACTCACTGAATCCGAGTGGTTAGCTATTAAAACATCGGACGGGCTATACGAAGATTCTAACAAACTATACTTCAAGACATTTGATCCTAACAAAGAAATACGAAGTAATCTAATATACATTATTAAATGGTCGGAAGAAATGTCATCTCGTATGGAATGGGATGTCAATGTTACTGACAGAATGTCAGATGTGTTATAATAGGTATTATTTTTGTAATATAGGTGGGAAAAACAACAACAACTAAAACGGAAAACAACATGATTACATCATACACAACAACTTGGGATGACTTATTCGATGAAATATTATCACCCAAGAAATCAGCCTACAAAACAAAATCATCAGAACGAGATTTAGTTCTCAAAGAAGATAAAACCTTCCATATCCACGTGCCAGGATGTTCTGATAAAGATGTTGATGTGGAGTTGACTGATAGATACTTGAGAGTTATTGCGGAAGCAAATGTAGATAACTTTGACTTCAAGATCGAAAAGTCGTATATTTTACCTAGTAATGTTGATAAAGACAAAATTACAGCATCTGTCAAAGATGGTCTTCTGACAATTGATATGAAGATTAAAAAAGACAAGGTGAAGGTAAAGAAACTACTCTAAAATGAGTAGAGGTTACAAGGGGTAAGAGAGGGAAATTGATAGTTTCCCTCTTTTTTTTATATTTATATCTATGAAAATTATCAATATAAACGATAATGCATATCTTGTTCTCAAAGAAATTGAAGAATCAAGAGTTGAAGATATACATATTACAAAAGCAAAAGTTGGTGCCGATACGGTTGTAAGAGATAGAACAAAAACAAAATTATTATTTGTTGAAGAAATTCAAGAGGCAACCATAATTGAGGAAAACTAATGTTCAAGTGGATAGTCGGAATAACCGCCCTTATTATTGCCGGATGTGCGGCATTCTTTTCAGTAAGTGGTATAGCACAATTATTTAGTGGTTCACTTTTAGGTGTAGCTATTATGGCGGGTTCGTTAGAACTCGGTAAGCTGATTACCGCATCTTATTTACACAGAAAATGGGATCAGATATCGTGGTTGTTTAGAATATACTTTACAACCGCAGTTATTGCACTGATTTTTATTACATCAATGGGTATCTTTGGATACCTTTCCAATGCTTATCAAAAAACTGCATTAGAGGTAGCAAAAGTTGATAGCCAAGTACAGATACTCGAAACACAAAAAGAAGGTGTTACGGATGATTTACGGAGGTTTGATGAACGAATACAGATATTAAGTGACCAACGTTCCTCACAAGAAACAAGATATGACTCATTAGTAGCTGGTGAAAACTGGGTAAATGCTCGCAGAACATTTGAACTCATTGAAAGTGCGGACAATGAAATCCGATCACTGAATCAACAGATTAATACAAAAAGAGAAGAACTCAATCAACTGAATACTGAAATATTTACTATTCAGTCAGACAATATTGATGTAGCAAGAGAAATAGGTGGATTCAAGTTTATTGCACAAGCATTTAATGTTGATATCGATACTGCTGTAAAATGGTTTATTATCTTACTTATTTTTGTATTTGACCCACTTGCAGTTTCGTTAGTAATTGCGTTTAATTCACTTATTCCAAAAAAAGAGTTCAAGGTATATCGTGGTGAAATTACTGAAGAAGATTTGGAAAGATTTGATAAAGCTATCAAAAAGAAAATATCAGAAAAAGAAGAAGAAAAAGAACAACCCAAAGATGTATCTCTTGGTGATTTGATACAAAAAACAAAAGATTTAGGTAGTGTGGCATCTAAGTCACAATCTGTACCCAATACAAAAAAGGGTACATACACGTCAAAAATTTGACAACACTAAAATTTACCCCTAACTTATAAGCATAATAACTATGATTAATAAAATTTATAATATTATATTGCTATTAGCTTTATTTATTTTAACTAATTATTCAATTAATATAAATAAAGAAAAAGCAATTATAGATAATAAGCTTGAACAGTTAAAGTTAAATCAAACTAATCAAGGAGAAATACTTGATACATTTGCACAAAAGATTGAAGACAATGAAGATTTGATTGAAAGTATCTTTGATATTCAGTTTCATTCCAATGTAGTTGCAACTATGTATCATCCAGTTCCATCTCAAACTGATGATACTCCTAACATCACTGCTGATGGTACAGTCATAGAAATTGATAATGCGTCAGATTATCGTTATATTGCGGTAAGTAGAGATTTACATAGACGATATGGTGGTGATTTTAACTTTGATGATATTGTTTATATTAGGTCAGATGAATTAACAGGATTTTTTATTATTAAAGATTTGATGAACGCAAGATTTACAAGTCGTATAGATTTTTTACACTCACCTGATACACCACCATTTAAATTGGTTGATGTAGAATTATACGCTACAAACATAAGACAAACAGATTAATGGAAATACTAATTGGTTTTTTATCAATCCTTTCAGTGGGATTACTATTTGTATCAATAAATTTATACAGAAAGGTTTTATTTTTTGAAGATAGAATCAGTGATATTCAAGATAACATTGAAGAATCTATCAAAACAATGCAACAAATTGATATCAACGGATCATTTGAAGCCGATGATGAAGTTGGAACAACTTTCCAACAACTTAAAGGAATTGTAGAACAAATAGGGGAATATACATATGCCGAGACCACGGAAGAAAGGTAGTAGTAGATACTACTTTACACAGGAGACAGAAGATGCGATTGTAAAATACAATCAGTCCGATGATCCAAAAGAAAGAAATGAAATTTATGTAAAGGGTATTAAGGTTGCACTTGAAAAACTTGTAGAAAATATTTTTAACACTTTTAAGTTTGAATATTTTTTAGATGACCCATTAGATGTTCAACGAGAAGTATTATCGTTCATTATGTTAAATCTTCACAAATACAAAGGTGAAAAAGGTAGAGCGTTTTCTTATTTTAGTATTGTTGCAAAAAATTATTTGATTCTTAACAATAACAAAAATTTCAAAATTAAAAAGATGTATCAAGATATTGATTCATCCGAAGAAGCGTTTGAAATAGAAGATGCTTCAGAAAATAAAAGACAACAAAACTTTACAGATGAGTTTGTTAAACTAATGTATAACTTTTGGGAACACAAAATTCCTATTATTTTTGAAAAAGAAAGGGACTTGAAAATAGCGTACGCAGTTATTGAGTTATTTAAGTATATCGATAGTATTGATTCATTTAATAAAAAAACAATCTACTTGTTTATCAGAGAAATGACTGGTTATACAGGTCAACATATCACTCCCGTCCTTAACCGTATGAGACCTCTTCAACATAAGATTTACAACGACTTTCTGAATACAGGTACAATAAAAGAAGAAAGATACTAATACCAATATTTATTTGTATGAGTATCAGAGACAAAGATGACATAGCATTCGGTGATAAATCTTTATCCAACGTCTTAGAAGATATTTACAACAATAGTAAAAAGAAAGACACTACGATAAATGATATTATGCAAAACTTTTTACTTTCGTTAAAAGGTGGAAAGGATATTGCGTATATCGGCCCTGTCATCAAAGATTTATTAGATGTTGGTGTGAAGAATGATGAACAACTTGTCAAAGTAGCTACCATCATACAAAGAGTTATGACTGCAAGTGGTGGTGGTGAAGAAGATGCTCTTGGTTTAACTGATTCAATGAAAGAGGAGTTATTATCAACTATACAAAACGCAGAAGAAGTTGATACAAAGATTTCCGAAGATGTTGAAGAGTTAGAAAAGATTATGAAAGACAAGGGGGAAGAAGATGAGCTACAAGGATCTTAAAACCGTATCTTCTCTCGATATTGAACAAATCCGTTCATCCATAGATTCAGCACAAACGAATGCTATATTAGATGTAGTATTAGTTTCAGATGCTAATCACGATGATTACGAAAGAAATGATTTAGGTGTTGGGTGTATATTAGGAAAACCACTTCAGTTTGCAGGTAAGTCCGATTTAACGGACTCTATGTTCCGACCTATTGATACCAACCACACTAAGTTTCCAATTCCTGGTGAATTAGCATTAGTTATTAGAACACCAATTAGTGATTACTACTTAACTACACTCAATCTTAAAAACAATATCAATAATAATATTGATGATGTCCGTAAAAGAGGATTCACTAAATATGTTGATGATGAAAATGTTCAACAATCTGTTATAAAAGATTCTAACAATTTAGATACTTCAAACAAGATATCAGAACAATTTACAGTAGATAACATACCATTATTTGCCACCAATTACGGTGATGTAAATATCAACGGACGATACTCTAATGTAATAAGTTTATCTCATACATCAAACCAAAACCCATCAGTTGATATAATCAATGGCAGGTCAACTATACAAATGTATAATGACTTGGTGGATTATCAACGATTGACTACTACACCTTTTAATTTAGAAAGTGAAAGAGTATACAATCAAAAAGATACTAACACAATAAAGTTAGATTCCGATAGAATTATTTTACGATCAGTAAATAGTGGAGTTTTTGTGGAAGCAAAAAATAATATTGGAATGGTCAGTGATGAATATATTACAATTGATTCACAAAAAGATATTACACTAAATTCTAATTCTGTTATTAATTTATCAACTGAACCAACTGATCCTGTAATAAGAGGAAATGAATTCAGCAAACAGTGGACAGAGTTGATTAGAAATTTACATTTGTTTTTAGATACAATTATAAATGATGAAGAATCACAAAAAAATAGTCCAGGATTATTTGCAGCTGCAAAAATATTAAAAGAAGGTATAAACTCTACGATAGCACCATCTGATAACTTAACTTTATCAACGAATAAGTTTAAATCACAAAGGGTGTTTACATCATGAGTTATCGTATAATAGAAAAACTTAATCTTATTGCACCGTTTGTTCTTATTCTTGATAATGTTGCACAATCTATTGTTAATGTTCGTAATAGTGAAAACCGATTAGAAGAACGACTTGTAGAAATAGAAAATGAAGTAAAATCAATTGAACGACGACTTAAAGAAAGAGAGGATGAAGACTTTTTCGAAAAATATAATAAAGAAGATGTTCAAACTCGAATAGATAATTTAGAATCTGAAAGTAATCAACAAAATACTCAATCAAGTACTTTAACACAAACAGTAGAAGAACTTACGATAATTTTTGAAGAAACACAAAATGTGATTGATGGGACTGTTGAAAACGCAGAGGAAGGTATTTATCTAACAAGGAAATTAGCTGAACTGAAACTAGAACAACTTAATATAGAAAAAGTCCAACAACCACAGATAAGACTTTATAAAAATATAGCAAAAAATAAAAAAGGTGTTGCACAAAATTTATTTAATACTCTTGATCCAATACCCGATCTTATTGATGGTATATTAGATACAATTGATATTGAAATCACAAAAATATCAGCAATACCAATCATTGGCCCACCGGTTGCAAAAGTATTAGAACTTATTATCGATACAATAGATTACTTGATATTACAGCCACTTATACTAGCACTTCAATTAGGTATAAGTTTACTTAACTCAATCAATCAAATCTATACATTCGAAGAATAAGATTAAAAGATATTTATATTATACAACAAAACAATAAAAGTCATGAAGTCAAAATCAACAGAAAAACTACTAAAAGTATTAGAAAGTAAGATAGATTCTCTTGTTGAAAAAAGAGTAAGCAAGATTGTTCCTATGTTAGTGGAACACGAAGTTAATCGTTTGTTAAAAGAATCCGAACAAACTAAACCAACCACAAGGGTTGAAAAACCAAAACAAAAACCAACACTTGACAAGAACAATATCACAGAATCTTTACGAGCAATGGTTGGTGGTGATATGGATGAGTGGAGATCTATGTCATACAACACTCAAACAGGTATTCCAACTGTTGCACAGAATATGACAACATCAGATGGAAGACCGGTTGATACATCCAATCCAGCAGTTCAAAGTGTAATGGGTGCTATGATGAACCCCAACTTGGGTGATAAGTTTAAAGCTATGGATGAACGAAGTAAACAACGCAACGGAAGAATCTAATGAAACCGATTGGAATTGATTTACCATTACGGAGAGGTAATCAAGGGTTTTTCCAACAAACCTTTACCACTGAAAATGCAATCAAAACCAATTTAAGAAACTTCTTGCTAACAAACTTTGGTGAACGGCCACTTAATCCAACATATGGTGCAAACTTAAGACAATTTGTGTTTGACCAAGATGTTGAGATAAAAAGAGTGGAGATAGAAGAAACGATAAGAGAATCAGTATCAAATAACTTTGAATCAGTATCAATTGAACGTGTAGATTTTGATGAAAGTAGAGATGACAACATAATTAATCTTAGTATATCATTTAGTATTACATCGATACCTGATTCACTTGATACATTAAAATTAAGGGTAAATACAGGAATATAACGTGGCTATTACATCAATCAACAAAGATTTTAGTAAAAAAGGAAAAGATGTAAATCTACTGGCAAAGGATTTTAGTTCTTTCCGCCAAAAACTTATAGATTTTTCTAAAACTTACTTTCCAAATACATACAATGACTTTACCGATAATAGTATTGGTAATATGTTTATTGAACTTGTATCCTATGCAGGTGATGTTCTTTCATATAATATTGACTATAACCTCAAAGAAAGTATTTTAACACACGCATCAGAAACAAAAAATATTGTTTCACTTTCACAAGCACTTGGATACAAAATACCTTTGAGTTCAGGAGCAACTACATCATTAAAAGTATATCAGTTATTACCAAACGATGGAACAAACAATCCTGATTTCACATTTGCATTGAAAATAGCATCAAATATGAAGATAACATCTGAACAAAATCCAGATGTTGTGTTTAGAACACTTGAAACAATAGATTTTTCTGATATGGAAAGTTTATCTGATTTAAGTGAGTATGTATCAGTATTTCAAGAAGAAGGTGGAGTTCCAACATTTTATTTATTAGAATATTACAGAGATGTACCTGTTGTAGCAGGAACTGAAAAGACATTTACATTTGAAGTAGGTGATCCACAACAATTTTTAACGATTGAACTACCTGATACTAATGTAATCGAAATCTTATCGGTAATCGATTCAGATAATAACACATACTATGAAGTTGATTATTTAGCACAAGATAATATTATTCAGGATGTTGAACTATCAACTGCGACAGAACAACCATTTTATCAACCACGACTACAACGAGTTCCAAGAAGATTTATCACTAGAGTTAATAAAAACTTAAAACAACAGATTCAGTTTGGAAGTGGAACAACTGATGCGGACGATGAAGAAATTATAGCAGCACTTACTCAAATTGATAACAATACTAATTCAACGGAACTTGCTATTGATCCTGCATCTTTCTCAACTTCTAAAACATATGGTAAAGTTCCTTCTAATACTACATTAACTATACGATATACGGTAGGTGGTGGTATTGAAAGTAATGTTCCACAAAATGATTTGGTAAATATAAGTGAAGTTGTATTAGAGAATGATACATCTAATTTATCAACAGGTCAAATATCTACACTCAATCAAATAAGAACAACATTGAGTGTGACTAATGAAGAGAAAGCAACAGGTGGTGATGGTATACCATCAAGTGAACAGATAAGACAGAACGCACTTCAATTCTTTTCAACACAAAAAAGATGTGTGACTGCACAAGATTATAAAGCTCGTGTATTATCAATGCCAAGTAAGTTTGGTAATATTACAAAAGTGTTTGCTAAAAAACATGAACCAAAACAAAATGATAATAAACCACAATCAACAATTGATTTGTATTTACTTGGGTATGATATTAATGGAAATTTAACAACACTGAATACACAAACTAAACAAAATTTATCTACATATTTAAATGAGTTTAGGTTATTAACAGATGGTGTAAACTTACTTGATGGTTATATTGTAAACATTGGAGTTGACTTTGAGATTTCCGTTCACAAAGGATACAATAAAAACACTGTATTATTAAAAGCAATTGAAGCAGTTAAAAAGTTTTTTGATATTTCAAAACTTGATTTCAACCAACCAATATATCTTTCGGACTTAGAACTTCAGATAGCAAATATTGATGGTGTTAGAACTGTTAGTGATTTGGTATTAAGAAATCTTACAGATAGAAACGGAAACTATTCAAACAAGTATTATCCAATACAAAGTGCAATCCGTAATAAAGTAATATATCCATCAGTTGAACCTTCTGTATTTGAAGTCAAATTCCCCAATCAAGATATTAGAGGAAAAGTAAGATGAGATTTTTCGTAACAAGTTCAAAAGATGCATCAATTTATTCTGACTTCCAAAACCAGAATACTGGTATTGATGCAATATTGGATTTATTCAAATACAAAACAAGTGAGATAGATAAACATTCTCGTATTCTTATTGAGTTTGATTATACAAATGTATCATCTTCACTTTCCAACGGAACAATTACAAATCCAACATTTTCACTTGACTTATCTACAACACGATTAAAGGAATTAGGATCAGAGTTTGTATTAGTTACTCATCCTGTTTCACAGAGTTGGGATATGGGTCTTGGTAAAAGACAAGACAACCCCAAAACAACAACAGGTGTATCTTACACATACCGTGATTACTTAAGTGGGAGTGTATGGGATACAAATGGTGGTGACTTCAATGATGATTATTCATCAACACAAACATTTAATACTCGAACGGAAAATATATCGTTTGATGTAACTGATATTGTAGATGCACATATAAGTGGAACAATACCTAATTATGGATTCATTGTTAAGTTCAGTGGAAGTTACGAAACAGATACGGATAACTATGGTGAAATCAATTCTTTTTCGTCAGAAACAAATACAATATACAGACCAAAACTAACAGTAAAGTGGGATGACTCATCAATTGTAACTGGTTCATTAACAGAACTTAATGATGAAGATTCATTTATTACAGTAAAATCTTTACGGAAAGAATATCAAGTAGATAAGAAATATAAGTTTAGATTACACGTCAGAGAACAATTCCCAACACTTACCTATGGGACGGGTTCTGTATACTCAACAGTTTCATATCTTCCGACGGGTTCATCTTATTCTATTGTTGATAATGTGACAGAAGATGTTATTGTTCCGTTTGATGATAACTCCACACTATCAGTTGATTCTAACGGAAACTACTTCAACCAAGATTTTACAGGTTGGGAAGCAGAACGATATTACAGAATATTATTTCAAATCGATGATGGAACAGATTTATATCAAATCGTTGATAATGGATTTGTCTTTAAATTAGTTGAATGATGAGTATCTTTGAACCATTCAAATTAGAGGAACCGAATTACAATACCATTAATATCAAAAAGGTATATGATATTTTTCCGACATCTTTACGTATTAAACAACTAACAAGTCAGCAATTACTTGAGTTTTTGGAATCACAGATTGATGATAGAGATGAACAGATTGAGGAACTGTTAAGACGACTTGCAGAACTTCTAAATGAAGGAACATCTGTTGATGATATCAGTACAAATCTAGCTAACTTTACTACCAATCTTGAAGGATCACTTAATAGTTTGATTAACGATGCCCTTAATGATACAAAAAACGATACAGAATCCGCTTCTTTACGTGGACAGGGGTATCAACAAGCAGGAAGAAACTTATTTATAAAAGTAGAAACCGATACAAATGTAGATTCACGATTCCAACCATATCAGTTTGCACATAATAATAATGATGAACAAGCTGGTTCGGGAAGTCGAATAACATTAAACCCATCACAGGTATTATTAAGAAATACAGGTGAAACCCCAATACAAATTCAAAAATTAGAAAATTATCAAGAACCACCAACTAGTGTCAGTTCAGGAAATAAATTTCCATTCACATATACATCATATGCAGATCCTGTTATAGTAAATACATTTAAACATAATTCTTTTAGTAGTGGTACTGGACAATATACATTCAGTGTACCGGTTGGAGATAATCCAATTTCAATAACTGTTGAAGGTGAAAAAACAAAAAGTATTCTTGATGCGTGGGGTCTAAGACGTGGATCAGATGGTGGTAAAAATGCAATAGCTCACACAGGTGAACTTGTTTATAGAAATCTAACCGAAGGTGGTGAAGCTAGATTTAAGATGTATTACGAAAGAGATAAAGATTAATGAATATAACTGAAGCACAAAATATAAACCTTTTAGATAATAAAACAACAGATATTGTTGTTGATACTATCACAAAAGATGAGTTTCAAAAGAACCCAAATATTGATGTTGTGCTTCTTGGATACGATACCTTTGGTAACTTCTTATTTAAACGGAAATTTGATGGAGAGCAATATCAATTCTTCTATGATAGTCCAACACAATTAGTTCAACAAATACAACAGATTGTAAATGAAGAAGAACTAAATAGTGAAGGGTTATACACAATTGAATATTACTTTGTCAATGATGACTTAAAAGCTATTTCAAAAAAGCCTGATGAAGAAACTAATAATAGATTTTTAGTCACCGAAATATCAGCAGATAGAACAGAAGTTCGACTTAACCCATTAAACAACGATTCAGATTTTATTAATCGATTTAATGAGTTTAAACAATATAGAAAAATTGTTGATCCGAACGATCAAGATTATAATGTTCCTGTTTCGGAAATTGTAGATAGTTATATTAAATCACTTTTGAATAAGTTCTACACTGAAACACAAATAGACAACATTGTGGATAATCTTCGAATTACATTACCATCATTTCAGTTTCAACCAACTTTAAAAGGATTTTTAGGAACTTACTATCCCAATAATGTAGAAAATATTGTGGAACATATTAAGTTAAGAATAACTGCAAGTAAATCACGAGTTGAAACAAGATTCAAACAATTTTTAGGAAGTGATCCAACAACCGCAGCTCTTCAAAGTTATAGAATATTATTGGATAACTTTCTATCGGAATCAAACAAAGAAAACGCAGAAGCTATTCAACGACAGATATTCAATATTTTTAAAACAAACTTTGCAAGTTTAGTTATTCAAGAACTTGATTTAAAAGTTGATGATGGTCAGTTTGGTGAGGGAACACAAGGAGAAGAAGTTCAAGAAATCGATACCACAACAGCAGGATTTACAGATCAACCCGAAACAGGTGGTGGGAGTCCAATTACAACAGGTGGGGGTTCACCTATTACTTCAACAGATGATGGTGATGAAGAATTTACAGATTGTGGTAAAGTAGAATATAATGTAAATCCAAACGGAAACGAAGGTGATGAAGTCGAATGTGATGGTTTTAGATACTATTGGGATGGATTTACATGGAGACCAGATGACTTACAAGATAGAGATGATTTTTAAAAAATTTATGATATAGTATCATGCCTGACTTCAAATCAAATAGCTCGTTTAAGATAAATGACCCCAATGGTGCATCGAATTTACGATGGACGAACGATGGACATTTACAAATACCAGTTGAGCGACTAATCGAACTTTCTGGACTTGACATCAACGATCAGATATTTGTCGCTGATGCAAATGAAGCTCTTGATAATAGTGGAAATTTAAAAGAAAACTATCTTGAAGAAGAAATAGAAGTTGATATCGCGTTAGATACTGATGAAATACCAATAACAACACGAACATTTAAGTTTTATTACAGATATGTAGAAGAGGAGAGACGATATGACGATTATTTGATAGTGAATGTTGCATTGGCGACTGGTGAAGATTTCTGTAACAACCTAAATCAGTTGGAATATAGAACTTTGTATGTCGCACAATCAGATTTAAATGAAACACAGAAATCTCTTTTAGTCAACCAAGGTAAAGTATTTAATGAAACAATATACTCAACAGATAGGGGACAGATTTGGGACGGTAAACTAAATAATGGACAAGAAGCAAGGTATGTTTTATTTCCATCGAGTACTGAATTTGAATCTCTTAGTAAAAAATATTATCCTATATTTGCATCTAAACCAGGACTTAATGATGATCCAAATGAAGGTCGTAGGTATCAATTCAGTGAAGCACAAAATAGTTGCCCTGTGAGACCACAAGTAACAGAAGTTCAACTATTTATTTCACCAAACTTACTGAATACAGATAGAACAAAAGAAGCTATTTGTGATGGTGCAACAACTACACAACCAGGTCTTTCTCAACGGACACAAATAACTGCATATATTCAAGGTGATTCATCAACTATTTCAGGAAAAACACTATTCCAAGAAGATGGATTAAATCCTATTGACCCACGAGTATTTAATATCAGTAGTGCGTATGGTTTAACACAAGCTAACATAGTAAGATTAGTTGGGGAGAACGAATCGTATTATTTACTTGAGTTTGTCAATGATATTAGTAATGGTAAAAATGGTGTAAGAGTTGCACAGAATCCAATTGATTCTTGTGGAATATCAAATGTAGAACCAACAGATTGTGAAAAGTTAGATAACAATATCCCACCAACCAACAATGAAAGAATTATTTGTAGGGGTGAAGAATATCAGTGGAGTGGATTTGTATGGTTACCTACTAAACCTACTATTAATGGTGATACAGGTGGAGGCACAGAAGGTGATTCGGGTGGTGGTGGAATTATTACGGGAGGCCCAAATGAGAATCTTGATGTAGGTGGTAGTAGAGGTTCAGACAGATTTGGAGGATTATAACAATGGCAACCTCTATAAACAAAAAAGATACACTAACCACAGTACTTACCTACAAAGGAAGTGAAGGTATATACAATATCGCTGACTTGGGTGAGTTTGGTACATACTTTAATAATGGTATTAAAGTCACTATAAAAGCCCGTAGAAATGGTATAGAAAGAAAAAGGTCATATAATGCAAATGAAATATCTAACTTTCGTGAAAGAGATATCAATACATTTGCTTACGATAGAATTGATGGTTTAGTTATTCAACCAAAAAATGTAAGATCAGATACTGGTGACTACGGAAGAAATAGAATATTCATTAGAGAAGCTAGTATACCAAAAGGTATTCAAGATGCTATTGATAGTGGTATAGTTGAAGCTAGTTCATTTACACTGAAAGCAGATCAAATAACAGTTTCTGTTGAAGATAGTTCAAATATCAACTACACACCAAGTTTTAGTGTAAAAACAGATGGTATAGAACAAGGCCTTGGATATAAGTACTATATTGATTTTGGTGGATTTGGGAATCCATTTCCAACTGACGCTGAAACAGATGCATCCATAACTTTCAAAGTAACTGATTTATTTACTAACACACCTTACTATATTACTCAATATTGGAGTGGTGTAGAAAAAGATAATGGTGGGGGAGGTGGTGGAGGCACTGAAGATATTTGGGGATGTACCGACTCTAACGCATCTAATTATAACGCCAGTGCAACAAAAGACGATGATAGTTGTGAGTATGGCCCTGTTAAAACAGGTTGTACAGATCCAAACGCTCTTAATTTTGATGAATTAGCAGAGGAAGATGACGGAACTTGTAAGTACCCAATACAAGGATGTACTGATTCCATTGCAACTAACTATAATCCACAAGCTACGATAAATGATGGAAGTTGTGAATATGATAATAGTGCTCCCGATATTGAGAGTGTTATTGAAAACTCACTTAAATCTTTGATTAGTAATATTGTAGGTGAATATACCCCAACAACAACAGAAGAAGACCCAAATACTCTTCCTATTACTGAAAAGGATAGATTCTTAAAGTATGCTATTATTGATGATAAGGGTAATAGAAACTTACTTGTTAACTGGGTTCGTGGTGGTGAGTTAAATCAAGTTGATGGTGAGATTGATGTATTGGATTCTATTGTAGTTAAGTTAGCTAATCCAATCAATACGAATGTTGAACGACTTGATAAAGTTGATATATTCAACACACCATATTATCCACTTTCTATTGAGTTTGATTTATCAAAAGCAGCTGCAATTCAAAAGATTGAACAACTAACTCCAAACTTTCAAACGGAAGTTGAAGAAGGAAAGATAAACGAATATAGTGATTATCAAAGTATAAACAATCTCACACTTTCTTCACAAGAAAATATACAAAAGAAAGTATTTGATCACTTCTTACAGAAAGATAATCAGTTAGTCAAACTAAACACAGATTTTACGGACTTCAAAAACTTTGTGAAGTTTAGTTCTGCAGAAGAACGAGTGATTAACTTTCACTACAAAATACAAGATATAGAAAGTTATACATCACAAAGTAATGTAGTAAGTCAATCAGTAGCAAGTGAAGTGTATAAAACTGCTGAACTTAATAAACTTGATGAAAAAATAAGAAATGTAAAAAATAGTTTTGATGACTATGAATATTTCTTATACAATGATAGTGGTTCATTTTATTCATCATCTTATGTTTCATCTTCCGACGCAATATATGCATCGTGGCCAAAACAAGTTGGTTCCGAAGAAATTACAAGTGGAACATTTACATCAGAAGTATCATTGGTTGGTGAGACATCAGCATCAGACACACTTTCTCTAACCACAGGGCTAGAATACAACCTTACATTTGAAAAAACAAGTGGAAATAACAAACCACTAATCATTTATTACAACGGACAACAACTAAATAATTCATTTATCTTCTCTAACGACACTCACTCTATATCATTTAGAGCAAAAGATGGGGATGGTTCGGACACATTCAAAGTTGTAAGCACATCAACAGATGCAGATTATACACTCAATAACTTTAGTGTTAAAGAAAAACAGAGTTTACAAAGTTCAACTAATGTATCAACTTGGTATGAGGATTTAAAAGAAGTTGCAAGAGATTATGATAATCTAAACAGAGATAGTTTCCGTAATAATACACCTGAACATATTAGAGAAGATGAGAATAGTGAAGAGTATGTTCTGTTTGTTGATATGATCGGACAACTATTTGATGAGATATGGTTATACTCCAAAGAACTTGGTAATCTATATGATTGGAATTTAGATAAAACAAAAGGATTGAGTTCCGACTTATCCATTGTCTTACTCAATATGTATGCTAATAATCTTGATAGTGGGTTTAGTGAGAAAGATATATGGGAATACATTTTAGGTGTTACGACTGATGAAACAGATATTGGTGCAGTATCCAACAACTTTAGTTTTGAGAATCAACAAAAAGAAACTATACGAAGATTACTTACAAACTTACCTCATCTACTAAAACACAAAGGAACTGAAAGAGCAGTTCGTGCATTAGTCAATAGTTACGGAATACCTGAATCAACATTGTTTATCAAAGAGTTTGGTTCTCTTAAATCACCATTAGGATTAGAACAAGAGTTTAAGAAAGAAACATATACATATGAACTATTGTTTAACGATGATGATGAATACATAGAAGTTGATGATACAACAATTTCACCATTTACAGCATTTGAACTTAATTATCGTTGGATTGGTGACCCTATCTCAACAACTATTGTTAGTGCATCATCTACAACTGGTGATGCTTCATTTACACTTGATATAGAAAACACATCAGGTAACGATGGTAAGTTAGTTCTTAATATAAAATCAGGATCAACAGACCTTGAAGTAAGTTCATCAGCTACTGCAAGTTTATTTGACGGTGAATATTGGAATATTTTAGTTCAAGAAGCAGAACCAGGCTCATTTGAGTTCTACACTTATAAATTTAATAGAATATTTGGTGAATTTGATGTTCAACAGTCCGATACAGTGACTACTTCATCAGTTTCAATTACAGGTTCAACTCAATTTAAGTTTGGGCAAGATTCGACAGATGGTTTAGGATTTAGTGGTGCTGTTGATGAACTTCGTGTTTGGTCATCAACACTTTCAGAAAATGATTTTGAACAACATACGAAGTTCCCAACAAGTGTTAGATTAGAAAATCCATTACTAATACCAAGTGATTTAAAGGTTCGTGTGGATATTACACAACAACCAGGCACAAACTTATCACAAAATGGTAAGCTACCAAATCTTGTATTTAATCCACTTTATCCAACGGAAGTTACAGCATCAAACTTTGAGGTTAGTGATTTTAACTCCGTAACAAGAGAAGATTATATCTTAGCACCTAATATTGGTGATGATAAACTTGGTAATAACAAAGTAAGATATGGATTAACTCAAACATTGAGTGGTGATACACTTACACCAAATATTGAAGCATATGGAAGAAACAGTGAATCTATACAAGAAGTTACTGATACAAACGACTTGATTATTGGATTCAGTCCAACAGATATTCTTAATCAAATCATATTAGAACATTTTGGTTCAACAGACTTAGTAAATGAATATGGTGATCCACTTGATACATACAATACAGAGTATGATTCATTGCGGACATTAGTAGAAAACTTCTTTTCAGACATATCTTCAAACAGAAAAACAAAGTTCTTTATTGATTACATTAGAAACTTTGATAAGACATTATTCAACAATATACAGAAGTTTGTACCAGGTAAATCCAATCTAACCACATCCATTTTCATTGAACCTCACTTACTTGATAGAAGTAAAGCAAAACGATTAGGTAAAGCAGAGACCGCAAATCTTGCAAACCAAGGAAGACAAATCGATGAAGTTACAATAGTTCAACAAACGGACTATACAACATTTGATAATGTTGAATCACCAATAAAAACTAAACCATCAATTACAGATTTAGAAAGATATGTTGGTCAGTTATTGAGTATTGATTTAGATGAAAACGGAGAAGCGAATGTAATCCTCACACAAGATGAAGTTGGTGGATTCTTAAATCAAAATACAGATGTTATTCTGTTAAGAAATAGTTTTGAAGATTCTGTAATATTTGCAAACAGACCTGATGAAGATATGAGAGTTGCTGTTCGTAATGATCGTAACGAACGATTTGTATTTGAATTTAGAAAGTGGGATTATGAAAGTAGATTACAACAAATAGAATCACTTATCGGTAATATTCCACTTGGAGATAGAACAGAAAGTAATCAAACATATGCAGAACTTGCAAGAGAATACGGATTCTTAAAACTATTAGATAGAAAACTATTCTTAATATCCGCAACTTTTGTTGGTGATAAACCAGGTGTTCCTGCAACTTTTGAGGACTTACCAATAGCATTTAGAGAAGTATCACGAGTAAGTGGTGGTGGATTGAATCAATCTCGTAAAGTAACGATCGGTGGTATTACTTATGTAATTGACGAAATACCGAACAGTGGTGAAGAATTATCAACAACTACGGAAAACAGTAAGACATCAAGAACCATCGCCATTGATCCTGATGGGGATATCAAACTAACAGTTGAATAAAAAAAATAAATTATTTATATTTATTAATATACTAAAAATAGGTTAAACAAATGGCATATCTAAATAATACAACAACAGTTGTAGATGCAGTATTGACTAACAAAGGACGAGAACTTCTTGCACAAGGTCAATTTAATGTAACCAAGTTTGCATTAGCAGATGATGAAATCGATTATTCACTATACGATTCTTCACATCCACTTGGTTCTGCATTTTACGGAACTGCAATCGAAAACATTCCAGTGACTGAAGCAGTTCCTGATGAAACACTTTTACTTCGTTATAAGTTGGTGACACTACCATCAAATACGAAAAATATTCCTAAACTTGTATTAGGAACAAGTTCTATCAATGTTGTTGCAAACGAAAAAGATTATATTGATTTAGGTGTATCAACATCACCTGCACTTGATGGTGAAGGATTTGGATATACAGCAACGCTTTCCGACACTCGTCTTGGAAGATTAGAAGTAGCTCCATCGGGTGTTCAGTTTGGAGAATCACAGTTGATTGAAGATCCAGGTTCAAGTAGAATCGTTCAATCTCTATCAGCAACTGCTATTCGTTTCTACCCATCAACGGTTGTGAATGTAAATAGAAACGGAACAATTAGAGTTACAGGTAATGAAAGTGGAGCAACATCCACTATCAATGTGACAGTAACACGACAAACGGTATAATAAATGGCGAATATCTATAAAACACTTGGGCCTGATGATGTTGTAACTGTAAAGAAAAAAGTTACAAAAGGAGTTTTTTCAGGAGACGCAGCAACACTAACATCGTTCTTTACAGGCTCACAAGCAAGTGAAACTGGTTCGACTGGGAGAGGTCTTTATCATATTGATGTATTCAATACAGGTTCAACTCTTTCAACAGCTGCTGTTCAGTTTTCATTAGCTTACGGACATCAAAGTGGTAGTGGAACACCATTGGTATCTGTTGATAGTGGTTCACGCAGACCAACACAAGCAGTTTACAAACAATATGCAAATACATTACTACCAGTAACTGAAACACAGTTTACATTCTATTCAGGTTCAACTGCTGATTCACATTATAGTAATGATATTTTTGCAATCAATTTCAGTAGAGCAAGAATTAAAGAAGAACTTGATGTTGATTCTTTTGAAATTCATTTAAGCGGTTCAAATGGTGTATTTAAGTTTATTGATGATTCAGCAGATGTAACAAACCCAACAATCACACCAGGTGGAGCAGTTTACAATATTGCAAGTGGGACAATTGATTTAACTACAAGTGGTAGTGATATTGTATCTTATACTGCATCAAATGGTGAGGGGTATGGTAAGTTTTACCCTGAAAGTGGTATTATAGTTCTTAACCCATCTGCAATCGGAGATACGGTCGGGACAGTTAATGGAGTAGAGATTACAGGTTCAACTACAAACACCGCAGTTGAAACATATGACTTACAACACTTTACACTATTTGATAGTTTAGATGGTGGTTCTTTTATCAAAGCACGCTCTGCGGAAGATGTTAGTAGTGAAAACTATTTTATCCGAGTAAGAAACAGAGATTTTAACTTTTCAAATAATCCAACATTTACATCAGGCAGTGACAAACAAATTATTAGTGATTTATACAATGATCCTGTAACATACATTTCAACAGTCGGTTTGTATAATGATAATAATGAGTTGTTAGCAGTAGCTAAAACATCGCGACCTATTGAAAACGCAAGAGATACAGAATCTCTGATCAAGATAAAAATCGACTTCTAAATGAATGAAGGCACTCAAACCAGGGGACTTCTCGGAATCGGAGGTAATTACAAACAAACAGTTTGTTTTATCTCATACAAGTAGTTATGTAACTTCTTTACAAGGATACGCATTTTCAGGTTCATTTGAAACAGGATCAGCTGATACTACAACAAATGATATTTTTCAAGGCCCGCTTTATCATTCTATAAAGTCACAGTTTTATCAACAAGATTATAAACCTGAAACAACTCAATCACTTGGTGAAAAACTAAACCTCATTGTCGTATCTCAATCTGTTTACGATGAGAAAATACTTGAAGGTTCTGTTATTTTATCGGACACTACTTCATCAACAACCTTTATAGATGATAGTGTTGGAAATCTCAAAGTAAGTGGTTCAACAACTCATATCGGTAATGTATTCTATGAGTTTGGTTCTATCGTTATTACAGATACAGGTTCATATAAAGATGTAGGATTAGGAGGATTTGATTTGACTTTCCGATCACAACATAGAAAGAAAACTCTTAACTTACAAGCTACTGTTGAACCAAACGAGTTTAATTACTCTACAAACCCAACAATGAGAATACGAGGGGCAACTACTTTTGATAGACCACGATACTCCTATACATTAGAAGAAGTTTCACAATCATATTCTCAATCCATAGATTTTAACACAATCATTCCAGAGTTTTTTGGTTACGACCCAAGTGGTTCAGTAACCTCATCCCTTACTCCTTATGTAACGACAATAGGATGGTATGATGAAGTCGGTGATTTACTCGCAGCAGCAAAACTCGCTACTGCAACACCCATTCCTCGTGACTTCCCTATTACATTTAAGGCTAAGATAGACATATAATGTGGAAATACAAAGATTCAGAAATATCATCAATCGATGATATGCCTAGTGATGCAGTTGGTTTTGTATATGAAATTACACATATTCCGACGGGAAAAAAATACATAGGAAAGAAAACCCTTAAACACAAAAAAACACGACCACCACTGAAAGGATACAAAAGAAAACGAGTGGAATATGTAGAAAGTGATTGGAAAACATACTATGGTTCTCATGAAGGGATAAAAGAGTTATTAAAAGAAAATAAACAAAATGAGTTCCACAGAGAAATCATTGACTTTGCAAAAACTAAAAAGTATTTAAGTTATTTAGAAACAAAGTATCAGTTTCAACTTGGTGTATTAGAAAAGCAATCAGAATACTTTAACTCTAATATATTGGGTAAGTGGTATCCAAGAGATATTGAAGATTGAGTTTGATATTGGAAATATTTTCCGTATTTTACATCTATGAATAACAATATCAAAGAAAAGTTATTACAACTCCTTTCGGAAGTATTAGGATCATATTCCAACCACGGACACGATGAAGTATCTTTTCATTGTCCGTTCTGCCATCACCACAAGAAGAAGTTAGCAGTTAACCTTGATACACAGAAGTGGCAGTGTTGGGTATGTCACTCCAAAGGTAAATCACTTTATCCATTATTCAAATCATTGAATAGTGATGATAGTATATTTATCCGACTACGAAAGATTACCGGAGAAAAGAAGTATAATCCAAAGAATACAGAAGAAGAAACTGAAATATACTTTTCATTACCCGAACACTTTATACCTTTGACGGAAGCACCTAATAACTATGAAACAAAGAATGTAGTAAACTATCTAAAAGCAAGAGGTATTGGTCGTGATGATGTAATCAAATACAACATTGGTTATTGTTCGGAAGGAACATACAAAAACTACATTATTATACCATCGTATGATGAAAGTGGAAAACTCAATTACTTTGTTGCTCGTAACTACTACCAATCAGGTATGAAGTATAAAAACCCACCAATTTCACGGAATCAAGTTATCTTTGAGAATACCATTAGTTATGATTTACCATTGGTATTAGTAGAAGGTATGTTTGATGCGATGGCAACGAAACGAAACGCTATACCACTATTAGGGAAACAACTTCCATCTAAACTATTTGATAAGATTTTGGAAAAGGGTGTAAAAGATGTGTATATTATGTTAGATAAAGATGCGAAATCAGAAGCACTTGATATTACTAAAAAATTACAAGATCAACATATCAATACCTATGTTGTTTCATTAGGAAGTAAAGACCCAAATGACTTAGGTTCTAAAGAAGTCACTAAACTATTATCACACGCAAAACAAACAGATTTTTCTGAACTTGTTAAGTTACAATTTGTATGACCAAAGTAGATAAGATTTTTCACATTGCGGATATTCACATCCGTAACTTGAAAAGACATAATGAATATCGTAAAGTATTTTCCAACCTTTACAAAGAAATCAAAAGTAGAAAAACACAAAACTCACTTATTGTAGTTGCAGGAGATATAGCACACTCCAAAACTGATATGTCCCCCGAGTTAGTGGATATGACGAAGGACTTTTTCACCGAACTAACAAAACTCTGTCCGACCATCATTATTACAGGTAACCACGACTGCAACCTCAACAATACCTACCGACTTGATGTATTATCACCTATTGTAAACTCACTAAACAACAAGAAACTACATTACCTTAAAGATAGTGGTGTGTATAACTTTGGTGATGTTGATTTTGTAGTATGGAGTATTTACGATGAAGAAGAAAGTTATATTAGAGCAAAAGATGTAAAGACAAACAATAAAAAGATTGGTTTATATCACGGGCCTGTAAATAGTGCAAGAACTGATGCAGGATTCTCTATCTACAATAACAAAGTGACCGTAGATATGATGGAAGGATATGATATGTTCTTATTAGGAGATATCCACTCCTTTCAGTATCTAAATGATGAAGAAACGATTGCATATCCCGCATCACTCATACAGCAGAATCATGGGGAAAATCTCAACGGACATGGTATGTTGGTATGGGATGTAGAAACAAAACAGAGTGAGTTTGTTGAGATAGAAAATGAGTATGGGTATTACACATTAGATGTTATTGATGGTAAAGTTCCTGTTGTGGATGATATGCCTAAAAAACCACGACTACGAGTAAAGATTACTAATACTGATAGTGCTGACCTTAAAAAAGCACTGAAAGATATACGGAAGAAGTATAAAGTAGATGAGTTTACGATCATTCGAACGGATACACTTTCCAAACAAAAAACAGGTGATAGAGAAAATAGTATTCATTATGAAAACATCCAAAATCCCGAACATCAAAACGGGCTTATCAAAGATTATGTAGAACGAAACTACCCACATCTTGATGAAGATATCATAGGACAAATCCAAGATATCAACAGAGAACTCAATACCAAAATACCTGATGAAGAAGTTGTCCGTAATATTCGTTGGACTCCCATAAAGTTTGAGTTCAGTAATATGTTTTCATATGGTGAAGATAATGTGATTGACTTTACGGATATGAACGGAATACTTGGATTATTTGCACCTAATACAAGTGGTAAATCATCTGTCTTTGATGCACTATCATATTGTATATTTGATAAGTGTAGTCGAGCATTTAAAGCAGACCATATTGTTAATAACAGAAAAAATGACTTTCATTCCAAGTTCCATTTCCGCATTGATAATATTGATTACTTTATTGAGAAATCAGGCAGACGACAAAAACGAGGGAACATCAAAGTTGATATTGAGTTTTGGAAAGAAGAAGATGGAGTGAAGACATCATTAAATGGAGAACAACGAAGGGACACATCATCTGTTATCCGTCAGTATTTAGGATCATATGAAGATTTCATCTTTACTTGTTTATCATTACAAGGCAATAACTCTGTCTTTATTGATAAATCACAGAGTGAACGAAAAGATTTACTTGCTCAACTAATGGGATTAAACATCTTTGATAAACTCTATCAAGTTGGAAATGATGAAATACGAGAAACAAACGCATTACTACGAAAGTTCAAACGAGAGGACTTTACTGAAGAGTTAGCTAATCTTGAAATCACAAAAAGTGATTTAGAAAAGGTTGTAAAAGAAAGTGAAGAAACTGAACTCACACTTAAACAACAACTTGATGAGTTAGATGATTTACTTGAAAAAGAATATGAAAAACTACATAGTGTTGATGAAAGTTTAGACATAGAACAAATCAATCACAACATAAAAGATAAGGAAGACCAGAAAGTTCAATGGCAGATTGATAAACGAGATGATGAAGAAAAACTCAAAGACCACAAAAAAAGATTAGTTGAACTTAATACAAAGATTGTAAAATACAAAAACATTGAAGAAGATTACGAGGAGTGGGTGACTCGTAAAACTGAAAGAGATGAGATTGTTGGTGAAATCGATAGACACAAAATCCAAGTTCAACAAACACTCAAACGACTAGAAAGTGCAAAAAACAACTTACACTTTGAGGTAAATGATGAATGCCAATCCTGTCTAAATAATGTCAAAAAGTTCAATGAAGAATATAATAACATTCTCACAGAACTCAACGAACAAAAACAACTTGCTGATAAACTTGTTGGACGAAAAGAAGAATACACTGATGTAGAATCAAAATCGTATTTAGAAGAAAGATACGAAGATTACACAGAACTTACAACGGAAAGTAGTAGTTTAGATTTACAGAAACAAAAGTTAGAAAATGAAGTTGATAAATCTAATACTAATATTGATAAACTTGAAGGTGAGTTACAAGTATTGCATGAAAAGGTTGATGAATACTATTCCAACGAAAACAAAATCAAAGAAAACCTTTCTATACGAAAAGTTATAGATGAACTAAAAGATACGAAAAAAACTACAAAAAGTCAATACGAAGATTCACAAAATCAAATCAAAAAACTCTACAATGAAATCGGTTCTATTGATAACAAAACAAAAGAGTTACAAGGAAAGATTGATGAAGCAAAAGAGTTGGAAGAAAAGCTTGAAGCATACCAATACTATTTAGATTCAGTTAAACGAGATGGTGTGCCATATGAGTTGATTGCAAAAACCATTCCAATGATACAAGATGAAGTTAATAACATCTTACAACAGATTGTTGACTTTAATATGAATATACAAGTAGATGGAAAGAATATCAATGCACGATTGGTATATGAAGATAGAGAATGGCCATTAGAAATGGGAAGTGGTATGGAGAGGTTCATAAGTGGGGTGGCAATACGAGTTGCATTGATGAACATATCTAACCTACCACGGCCTAATTTTATGGTTTTGGATGAGGGAATGGGTGCTTTGGATAGTGATACTCTTGCGCAACTTGGTATATTGTTTTCATATTTAGCATATAATTTAGATTTTATCATAGTAATTTCTCATTTAGATACAATGAGAGATATGGTAACGAAAACAATAGAAATAGATAAAATTAACGGATACAGTAAACTCAACTATTCTTAATATTATTTTTGTATTAGTTTTTTTGTATTAGTTTTATATTTATAATTGTATGGGTCGAAAGAAAAAATATCATACCATAGAAGAAAAAAAAGAGGCTCAAAAAAAATGGTCAATGAGTTATTATAATAGACATAAAAAAGATATAAATAAAAAAAGAATGGAAAAATACTATGAACAAAGAAATAATAAAATGTGAGGTTTGTGGTAAAAAACTTTTTCAAATTACACAAACTCACCTCAATAAATGTTCTTCACTTTCTGTTCAAGAATACAAAAATAAATACCCAAATGCTAAAATAAGAACTGAAAAACATAGTCAAAAGATAAGAGAAACTAATAAAAAATATAAGGTGGGTAGTTTAAGTCCAATGAAAAATCCTAAACATCTTAAAAAGATGAAAGAAAATCAGTTAAAAGCTGTAAGGGATATGGAATATAGAAAAAAAGTAAGTGAAAGACAAAAGAAAAATAATAATAATCCACATATTTTTGGGCCAGGTAATAAACCAGCACCCAAAACACCTGCCGGTCTTCGTAGTATAAGAAAAAGTATTATTGAAAGGAGAAAATCATTGGGCTTATCATCGTTTATTCCAATGTATAATAAAAATGCGTGTAAAATATTTGACTATATTTCATCTAAAACAAATACTAATATTATTCATGGAGAAAATGGTGGTGAGTATTTTATAGAAAATCTTTATTATTGGGTAGATGGTTATGATAAAGAAAACAATATTGTTTATGAATTTGATGAGCAACACCACTTTGATCGTAACGGGAAGTTAAGAGATAAGGATTTAATACGAGAAGGTGAAATAAAACAGTTCTTGAAATGTAAGTTCATAAGAATAGTAGAAAATACAGATATTGAAAAAATAGTTGATATTGTGAATGACTTTATAGAAATCGAGAAGAGAAATGGGTTTTCCAAAATAACCCACCATTGATATTTATAGAGAAACCAAATAGTTTCTTTCAGTGGGAATACGAGAAAAAATCACTCCAAAAAACTTAAATGTCCAACAATATTTTATACGGACAAACAACAGACAGAATCCATATCTTCTAATAACAGGATTAGATGATGTTGTTGGAAGTGGTGTATATTCATTCATTATACACGGTTCATCTTTTTTACTGCAAGATAGTGAAGTAAGATTTGAAGCAATTGATAGTCGTGGGAATCAAATATCAATTGCAGGTGTAAGAAACATACTGAAAGGAAACTCTCGCGTTGTTAGTTTTACCATAGATGATACGATAGAAGATGGTGAAGCAACCATATATGTTGCAGCAGTTTTAGAAGATTACTTAACTGATCAAGGATTAGTAGAATCAGTCCCACAACAATTTTCAGGTGATGAAAACCTATTATTTACATTTAGGTTTGATATCGATAAAGAAAAGAATAACAACGATGAAATCATCTTTAAACGACCGCCTGTTGCAGTTGTTACACCAAAGATAAAGAAAGTTCGGACGATTACCAAACCTGATATTAGTGAAACTGTAACAGAAGCTGAAATAGTAAGAACATTTTATAACCCAAGTCGAAGAGAACTACAAGTTACTGTTTTTGATGAAACAGGTACAAAGTTCGAACGAGAAATGGATGGAAAAGAAGTTACAATCACAAACGCTGATATTGATTTACCTGGTACAAAGATTTTTACTGCTGGTAGAAAAAACACCGCACTTTTTAGAATACCAAATCCTGATGTAAGTGAATATACAGGTAATGAACTTATTAGTTTATTACCAGATGCGATTGGTGAAGAAGAAAATGCAAAACTTTCATTTACCATTGATTACAATAGATTAGCACAATACAATCTTGTTAAATTACAAGAAGCAGCGTTTGCAACTTTTGATTTTAGAAACTTAACCACAGTCAGTGGTGATGTAGAGAAAATAAGAATCTACGGAAAAAGTGATACACTCCAAACGGACTATAACTTAATTAATGAGTATGAACTATTAGGTCAAAACTCATTAGTATTAGAAGATATTGGAAACATTGGGATATTTGATACTGATGATAAGTTATCAAATTGGAATGTATCAACAGTCACCACAAGTTCAGTTTTAACACCAACGATTGCAAGGGATGAATCTATATTATCTGCTGGTGCAGTTATCAACGGTGTATACAACTTTCCTGAAAAGAAAGAAGTAAATGGAACAGAACTACAAACACCAAGATACAAATTTCAAAGTGATACTAACTTAATACTTCGTAAAGATACCGAATACTTTATACGATTTAAAGCAGCGGTATTAGAAGTTCCTGAACCTGATACACGATTAGATGTGTATATTGTTAGTGATTATTTAAGTGGTGAAAACAATAGTATTGGAAAACTTATAGGTTCCATTCGAACAAACAGTAATGATGTTTGGGAAGAAGGTGTGGAAATGATATTAACAAATGAAAGTGATATCATTGATGGTAAGATTGCGTTTGTAAATACAGCAGGTCGGTGGATATTAAGTGATATAGAAATCAGTTCGGAACTACAAAAAGGATTTTCACCTGCGGAATATAAAGTTGATGTACCTGTTGATGTAAAGAAAGATAAACAAGATATTGATTTTAGAGTAGAGTTTTTGGATGCAGATGATAACAAAGCATCTATTGGATTACAAATAGATAATGTTATTTTTGATAGACCTAATCTTGTTATCGAAGGATTTGATAACTTCTTATCAGGTTCATTATTTGTTGGTGAAGCTACTTCATCAGGTATTGGATTAGGGTTAAGTGACGCGGGTGGTGCGTTTATCAAAAGTGTTCCTTACGATGGGTTTATTGATGCAACCACAGGTGGTCAATCAGGATTCTTACTTTATAGTGGTTCAGTAACTTCATCGGTAGAAGATGAATATAGTGGTTCACTTGGTGTGGAGATTGTTAAAGATGAAGATAACTACTTACGATTTAGAACAGAACCTTCATTATTTGAGGTGAAGTCCGATGTATTCTTTTTTGGAAACGCAGATACACAATTTATAAGTGGTTCTAATAGTAATATAGAAATATCAGCATCTAACTTTCATCTTGACCCTAAAAATGATTTACTTATTATACGAGGTGCAATCAGACAGGATAGTAATGGAGTGGAGTTAACTGATTTTAGAAATCGTGGAACATGGAGTGCCGGAAATATTTATCTAGTCAACGACTTAGTTCAGTATGAGTTTAATGACATTACTCAAACATATATTGCAGAAACAGCACATACATCTTCTGCATCCGACCCAAACGGGCCACCTGAACCTGATACATCAAATAATTGGGCAGTATTTGCATCGGGTGGTGCTGATGGTGCCGATGGTGCGGATGGGGCGGATGGTGTTGATTCACGAGCAGTTAATTTAATTTCATCCGACCAATCAATTGAATATGATGAAAATGGAGGAAATCCTGACCCATCATCCGTTACTATTACTGCAAATGCGATAAATACGACAGGTACTGTATACTATCAATTCTTTCTTAATGATGTATCACAACAAAATACCACATCAAATACATTTTCACTAACACCTGAATCTAGTATTGATAATATGCCTCAAAAAGTAGAGGTACAAATTAGAGAAGGAAGTCCAAGTAGTGGTATATTAGCAAGAGACCAAGTAACTATATTCGGTATACAAGATGGGTCAGATGCATATACTGTTATTTTAACAAATGAAGCACATACACTTCCGACAACTAATACAGGTACTGTTACATATACAGGTAGTGGAACATCAGTTATTGTATACAAAGGAACAACAGAATTAAACGGAATAACATCAGGTACACCTACCACAGGTCAATTCAGTGCAACTGTTTCAGCAACAAATATAACCGCAGGTTCACAAACATCCACAGGTAACCCTATTGTATTTGGTGATGCTTCTAATATGACGGCGGATAACGCAAGTATTGAATTTACAATCAATGCGGAAAATGTAGCATCTATAACAAAAATACAATCGTTTGCTAAATCTATTCAAGGTGATAATGGTGTAGATGGTGATGATGGTGCTCCAGGTCCTGGTGTAGTGTTTAGAGGAGAATATGATACAACAGGTGCTACCACATATTTTGCATCTACAACCAGAAGAGATGTTGTTGAAGGGAGTGATGGGCAATATTATTTATGTAAACTTGGACACGCAGGTTCTGCTGATAAAGCACCTATCACCGGTGTAGATTATGAAGATTATTGGGATTCTTTTGGAGCAACATTTAGTTCGGTAGCAACGGATATCTTATTTGCACAAGATGTATATGCAAACAGAACTATTAATATCGGAACACAAGGAACTTCGGCTGCTATTCAACTTTATGCGGACAACGATCCAAGTCCAGGAAATGATTCTGCTAATCCCTATATTACAATAGGACAAGGTGGTTCTCCTGGATATGATAATAATGGAATATTTTTAGGTTATGATGAAGTTACACCAGGTGTAACTGGCACACCAAAAG